TTTATCCCACTTAACTTTATCAATTGTAAAATGCTCTGCAATATCTTCTAATATATTCAAACTATCAATTATATCAGTTTTTGCTTTAAATACTTCTCTTATTTTTTCATCATATCTACCAGCATATGATATTATATCTAATGAGTTTAATGTTTCTAATATAGAATCTACTTTATCATCATCAACTTCATATATAACAATATCTGGTGCATAATCTTCATTACCTAGATATTTTATATTTAGATATTTTGCAATATTTTTGAAATGAATATCTTCCACAATAAATTCACCAAGAATAGGACCAAATGGCTCAAATTTATTATCTATAATTATTTCTATTTTGTTTCTTAGATTCTTTGCTTCATGAAACTAAGTGTCTCAGA